ATCCCCCAGAGGTCAGGAACGACGCTCATGCGATCACCAGCGAGTAGGCATCAGGAGTTGCGGCGGCGACACCGTTGGAAGAGCGAGCGCACAAAGCTTCAACCTCCCATGTTACCGACTGATCGCGAGAGCCTTCAGAAAGTTTCGTGGGTTGGAGGTTCGGGATCGAAACGGTGAGCGTGCGGCCTGCCGCGTTGGTGACCGTGAAACCTGCCGAGGCGTGGCCTCCAGAGATCAAGGTGGCCAGGTCGGGAGCATTGGCAACAGTGTCCATCGCCGGATCGAGTTTTATGATGGGCTTGCAGTCGCCGTACTTGAACCAGTCGTAAGTCGAACCATCGCCGATGTCGACGCCGAGGTCTCCGGTGAGGCCAAAGTCCAATTCAAATTTCGAGATGTTACGGCTGAACATGCCGGACCGCACGGTAGCATTTCGGAAGGTGAACCCATCAGTGAGATCGTCCACATAGACGATGGCCGTCTGAGGCGACGAATCATCAATCACAACCGGGGCGGCTGTGGCGTAGGCCTGCTTGCCCTTGATGGTCCAATCAACCATCAAGCGCTTCCCTGGGCCATCGGCCTTGAGGGATGCTTTGGAAACGCCACATCCAGAGAGTGCCACCTGCACCTCGACAGTTCCGTCTTCGCGGATTGTGCCGTACCCGGCAGACAAGCGAACCGTAGAGAACGGGGTGAAATGATACGATGAGGACGTGCTTGCGACAAGCACTTCTGCCATGAATGTCCTGAGCAGAGGAGACAAGGGGCCGGCAACGCCGGCGGTCGCGGCGCTCACGAAGGGAGTGTTGAAAGAAAACTCTCCAGCGGCGCGGTTTGCGATGGAGACGAGAGGTTGGCCGGTCGGAGATAGTGGGTTGCGCTCTTCAAACGCAACATCCGGAGTGAATTTCAAGCTTTCGACTGGAAGTGTGGCGTTCCCGATGACAAAAAGTGTCGTAGAGGTCACAAACGTGCCCTCAAACGTTTCTGCCATCAAGTAGAAGCTCTTGCGTTTCGGATTAAAAGTCAGAGGCATGTCATTCACCTTCCGTTCGCGTGTTCATATTCACGTTGATGTGTTTCGCGATGATTGTTCCCGTCAAAATAACTCCACCCATGCCGCCCGTGGTCTCGCTGTCGAATTTCCCAGGGGTTATCGAGTCGACACGGATCTCAAGCGCCACGTTATCGGTGCTGCGTGCTTTGCGGACAGCACGATGCATGTCTCGAGCCAAAGCACGCAGTTCGAAATCCCAATTGGCCGGGTCGCTAACCGGCATCTGCCCGCGCAAGAAGAACGGAAAGGTGCCGGTGTCACTCCCATACGGAGTGTCGCTCCCTCCCTCTCCGTATTCGATTTCACCACCGAAAAAATCAAAAGACGGCCACTCGCTGCCGGTGTTGATGTCCTGCGTCTTGTAGCCAAGGACTTGACCGGCGTGGACCGTGAAGTTGTCGCCCTGGTCCCTGTCCAGCATCAACAGAGCTTTCGAGATCTGTTGTAGAGCCTGGTCAAACATCGTCACCAAGTAGGCATACTGCAGCGTGTAGGCGGTGCCATCGGCGAGCGTGAGCACCAAATCTACCGTGTCTGGAGATGCGATGTAGATGCCGTTCGCGTTCCATCGTGGTGGCGTGGTGGCGACTACTTCGCCGTCATCCCACGACGCAACAACGCACGCACGCCCTTCTAACGCGACGGTCCCGGGATCCGTGTCGAAATGGATTCCTGAGAAGGTGATCTTCTGGCCGCCCAGCGCTGTTCCTTTAAGGATTGATGCCTCTAAGCTCAATTGAATGCCTCCTGAAGAGCCGACGACACGCGATCCTCTAGGTTAGGGATCATCTCTTGGAAGAGTTTTGCGGCCCCCATGCGCGCCGGCACCGTGACGGATGTGCGCAGCAGGAAAAGCGGCGTAATGCCAAAGTTCTGAGCAAATTGCTTTTTCGTCTGCTTCCCAGGGGCCTTCCCGAAAAATACCGGGCCCTTGCTCCACGAAATGAAGTGCGGCATCGCTATCGCCTGCGTTGGTGTCAGCTTTGCTGTGCCATTTTTCGTCACATTGTCGCCGATTGGAATCCAGAGGAATCGCCCATTCTTCGGCTTGATCGTTCCGCCGCGCTCTTGCAGCCCCGCATAAGCGTTGGCTATGCCTTGGGATTTGATGGTGATCGATGCATCAGTGCTGCTCGTGTCCGCTTCAACAACCCAGTCACGCGCCAGATTTCCACTCCTTCGGTTGAGGCCTGGACGTCCATGTAGGCGAGTCGTGACGAGGGTTGTTATGTATGCGTTTCCCCACGCTTTGAGGGCTTTTTGCATGCCCGTCTGCGCCTTCTTGGCGCTTAGAGCAAAGTCCGGCAGCGGGTCTAGCTGGAACTCTATCACGCCGCTCATGCGAGGAAATCCGCCTGGGAAACGTAGTCCTGGTCAAGCCGCATCTCCACATGAGAGAGCAGCTTGATTTCCCCATTCCACGCGATATTTCCGGTGCTGCCAAGATCAAGGCCGTTGCGATCCGGCCGGTTGTGACGCGACCACTCGGCAGCAAATTGCAGGAGGCAGAGGTCTTCAAGGTCTGGATATTTAGAGATCAGATCGGCGGTATCTTGTGCTAATCCTCCCGTGTACAGATAGCTCACCAAACTCCCAGGCTCCACATCCCAAACGCAAATTCCTTTCCCGTTTGGAGCGATCTCGTAGCGATCAGGAGACAGTGTTTGCAAATCCGCTTGACGCCCTGAACGGCTCACCTGCACGGAGGTGATTGATGCAACCGGCCAGCGATAGCACCAAAGGAAATCCGAATGGATGATACGCTTCTCTGGCTCCGCGCTAAGCAGAAAGCCATGAGATGAGTAATTCTCAAAGCTCTGAGAAATCGCGAGGATCATTTTCGACGCCACCCCTTCCGCTGTTGGAGACCACGCGACGCCAGCCCCAGACGAGCCAAGGTAGGCTTTTGCGTTCTCCAGAGTGGTCAGCGGCAGGATGGCCATGATCTACTTCTTCTCGGGTTCGGTGTACGGCTCAAAAGTGATGTCCGGATTTCGGACAAGCTCACCATGCAGGCGTTTCCACTCGTCGGACAGCTCGACATCCTTGGGGATGTCTACCACACCGTTCTTGACTTCAAAGATCTTTTCAGCCACGCCGACCGAAGAGACGCCGGAAATCTTGTGCTTTGCCATTTCTTGACCTTTCAAAAAGGGGAGGGACAGGCTTTTCCGTCCCTCCCCTGGTTTGGTTTACTGGACGTTATCGACGACAGCGAAGCCGGCGCGCCACGGGGTGCAAAGAGCGCCGCGCAGATGGACGCCATTCGACCACGACCGGGTGGTGCGGGGCCAGGTCTCGCCGTAGTATTCCTGCTGGGCACGGAAAAACACAGGAGTGGTGATCGCACTCGAAACGCGGCTCGGAATCGTATCCGGTGCCAGGATGATCTTGCCATCAGGGATGTACGGGTCCACCATGATGTCGATGTCCTGATCCGCATACGGGTTGCGGATCTTCTGGACGCTGCCGGTGGGGTTCACATTCGAGCCAGGAGCCGTATTGACCATGTAGGTGACGCGGCTGGCGGACGAGTTGGAGAGGATCGCCTTTTCCACAACCACCTTCGTGTTCCCCGACATCCAAGCCTTCGGGGGCGCATATCCGTCGTACTGGGTGTAGAAGAAGGACAGAATGGAATCGAGCTGATCCAACTGTCCATTGGCCGCAGACGAAAGCTCCACACCGTTGTTGATCTGGAGATACCGCGCCGGAGAGGTGCTTTCCAGCAACAGAGTCAGAAGGCCGTCGTATTCCAGCGGGTCTTGCGAATTGTCGGCAGCGAAAGCCGTCCCGACAGCTTGTCCAGCGGTCTTGAGTGCGGCGGTGTGCGTGTAGGAGCACTTGCAGGTGACGCCCTGGAAGACCGCGTTGGCCGCGCCGCTCGCGGTGCCAATGAAGACGGCGTAGGCCACAGCGCCCTGAAGAGGCCTCCACGAGATCGTGAGCGATCCGGCACCAGAGCCGCCACTGATCGCAGCAGAAGCAACCGAAGAGACGATTCCAGCGCCACCCTTTACGGTGGTCGTGGTGGCGTCTCCGTTGGTGCGAGAGCTATCGATCAGCTCCGTTCCATTGGCGGCGGCACCAGCCCAGGAGCCATTCAATGCGTAGCCGCGAGTACGCTGCCATGCGCTGCCGTTGATCGGGACGATGTAGACGTAGTAGGTCGCGTCAGCCAGCGATCCACCAGACGTGACAGCCAGAACTGTTGGGGTGTTGGCAGTTCCGAGAGCAAACCCGGAGCGGCCCATCAGATTCTGGATGTGGTGCGAGCGCTTGACTTCGAGCAGCGTGGCGGCCTGGTTCAGCGCGAGCGGATCAATGATCCCCTGCGTGACAAGGCGCTGCTCGTCGGTAACGAGGGCGTCGATGGAGAGGGTCTTGTAGGCGGCCGAGCGAATAGAGCCAGACCAGCCGATCTTTCCGCCCCGCTTGCCTTCCTCGGCGGTGCCGGAGACATTGCTGGCGTTCCACCGGCCCGTAGAAAGCATGAACTCCCACCACTGAGCAGTCAGACCCGTGTCGGACTTCAGACGCGGGAGCTGGTCGGTGAAGGGTGTGTTGAGGCGCAGGAGTGCGGCAGCGCCCAGCAGGTCGTAGCCGTAGCCACCCGCGGAAGTGGTGATGTCGCCGTTCTTGACGACATCTCCCATGGCCGCTTCCAGGATATTCTTGATCTCCAGGGCGGCGAGATCGGTCTTTGCGATAGGCATCTGTTTTCCTCCAGGTTACTTGGTGGCGGTCATCGAGGCGCGGACTTCCTCGATGGTGTACGGGGTTTCGGTGTCGAGGCCAGCCAGGAAACCATTCTTGACGGCGGCGTGTCCCTCGTCATGCAAGACTGCGGTCAGGGCTTGAGGTGCGGCCGTGGCGGCAGGCGTGGCCGGCGAAACCGGAGCGACAGGCTCCACAGCCGGAGCGCCGTTCTTGACCGTCTCCAGTGCCGCCAAGCGCTCTTCGAGAGGCTTTGTAGCTGCCTGAACAGCTTCGGAGACCTTTACTCCGACGCCGTTGATGATGTTCGTGATGTCTTCCGGCTTCATGTCGCCTCCTTCTGGGATCTCTCCGTTTTTCTCGTGTCTGGAAAATCGCTCGGCGGTCGCCTTGTGAGCTGCCGCTTTCTCGGTGTGGTATGCGGCCAGCTTTTCTTTCCCTGCGGCCTTCGCCTGCTTGGCGGCTTCGGAATGCGCGCGCGATGCAGCTTTGTGGCCACCCGATGTCTTTGCGCTGTTTGCGGAAGCGCTTTTGCGGGCCGCATCACGGCTTGCAAGATGCTGAGCGGTCTTTCCACCCAAGTGAGCCGCAGAGTCTGCGGACGTATGCTGGTTCCCGTGGAATGGGTGGCCCGGGAAATCGCCATTCTCGACATCACCGGGTCCGGAACCATTCTCAGCTGCCGACATGATGCCTTCGAGATACGCGATGTCGACATCTTCGTCGTCCGCGCCAGGATCAGGGAGCTTTTCATCAAGCTGCTTTGACTGGTACTTCTGGATCACCGGCTTGAGCTCCAAGAGAGCGCTTCGCAGCTCTTGAGGAAGTTCTTGCCCCTCTCCTTCTGCGGCCTCTTCGACCTCGGCAAATTTGAGGAGTTCGACGAGTTGCGAGAAATTACTCGCCATCGCATTCCCTTCCCAAATTCCGTTTTCCACCTTTTCAGCATTCGTCATCGGTTTTCCCTCCACGTTTTCGATTGATTGAAACTCGCATCCATCGACTCTTGGGACGTCCACAAGCGAGACCTCGATAGGATCACCGGTGTAGCGAAGGATTACGCGTCCCATCTCTTTCGACAAAGTGTCGTCCTGCCACATCTTCCCGACGACGCGCCATCCTCCAGAAAATGCCGTGAGAACGCGAGCCTGCACCTTCTTCCAGGCTTCATCATCATCGATTCGAGTCGTGATCGGATTCGATTGCGTGGCTTCGTCAGGGATCCACTCGACAATTTTCCCGACCGGATCAGCTCTGTGCATGAGCCGCACAGCGCCTTTGCTCACGCCATCAGTGCGCTTCTCGCTGGCCGCGATGTATTTCAGGATGTATGGGAGAGAGCTTTTGAAATCCAGTAGCAAGCCATCTTTGTTCGGCTTTCCCGAATCCATGAAGCCAGAGACAAGGCGTTTTCCCTCTGCATCCGCATTGCAAATCTCGATAGTCGAGAAATTTTGGATCACCTTATTCATTCGGCCTCCTGCGCTAAAGTAGCACATCTGCAGTGCGGGTGTGCAGGGGCGTGTTGATGGCCGGATGGAAAAGCCTTATCGAGGGGGATCGCGCCGGCGGCGGCGTTCATTTGGCAAATCGGGCATCCGTCTTGATCGGACCATGATTTCAAAGAGACGTCAGTTTCCTTGAACGCCTTCATCTTCCCTTCTTCCTGCGCATTTGCCACCTCAAAGGTTGCGATTTTGCGCGCTCGCTCAGGAGCAAAGGAAGCGTCTTCTGAAATCATTTCGGCGAGCTTTGGCATTGGCAGGTGATCGTCAAATGCTTGCGCGATCTTGGCGCGAATGTTGGCCCTGCAAAGGTCCGTGATGGCATACGTGGAATTGGGGTTCTCGACCATTTCTCCATTTGCGTCCCACTTCATGCCGACCAGCCAAGCGGATCTGTTGCGCGCCCAATTCTTCGCGGCGTCCGACACGTCGTCAAAAATGACACTTCTGCCCGAGCCTTCGACGCCTTCACCAAAAGCGTTGGTGAGATGCGTGGTCGCTTTCAAAGCGAATCCAGGATCATCAGAAAGATCAAAGACGGCCTGCGTTTGGTACGCCTTGCACCCCGCCTTGACAGCATCCTCCTTGAGATCATCCAGATAGATGCCGAGAAGATTTTCCATGTCCGCAGCGGATCCAGACGGCTCGTCTGGAGCGTCTGCATTCGCGACAATTTCGGAGATCAGGACCTCTCCGTTTTCTTCTTTGCTGGCACTTTGTGATTTTGATTGGGCCCCACCTTGTGTGGACTTTCCGCCTGTTTCGTTCTTTGCCGCATCTTCTGCAGCAGCAGCGGCGGCGCGGGCCGGAAGCTCGTCTTCGATCTCTTCTTTGGTGAATCCCATGCGCAAGCATGCAATCGGCTTGATTGCCCCCACCGTCAAAAGCTTGATGATCGAATCGGCGTTCGGCTTCTCTGTGAGATCCCACTGCCATTCATAGCCTGGCCCCCACGCGGAATTCACAATCGAATTGATGAATCCCTCCGCCCACTTTAGGATTGCTTGATGCCCCTCAGCAATGCTTGCGTCTTGAGTTGTCTGGGCTGTGGCTCGATTCGTCTCTTTGACAAAAGCTGTCGGCGGAAGCGAGAACGTAAAGCAGATCACGCGGATCAGCCATTCGTCAAACTCATCCTTGGCTGGGTTTCTGTCCAGCGTCGTCACTTCTGACTCAGACGGCATCCACGTCGCTTTGTTCTTCCCGGAGATCGCCTTGAGCTGCTTTGACCAATTGAGGTTCATGTCCTTGATCTGGTCCGGCGTCCAGTTCTTAGGCGCCGAAATGATGACGTCGGGGATGTTCCCCTCGGTGAACCACTCAAGTTGCCTGGCTGTGCGCTTGAGCGCCAACGTCACAATGCTCGCGACCTGGTTGACGAAACTGAACCCGTAGAGCTTGTGAGGGCGACGGTTCTTTGGGGCAAAAATGATCTCATCCACACCGTAATGGTGAGCCACCTGCCCGCGAATCACCTGCCCAAACTCAGCTATCCTCCCGCGCTCATCGATGAACGGCAGGACGGTCGCGCCGTCGATGACGTAGGCTTGTGGATTCCCTGGCCGCGATTTGTCCACGAAGGCGGATGCGGCATCGATGGTACACATGTCGTATGCGGCTTTTTGCAGGGAGACATCAAGAGGCGTCACGCCGTCCATGAACCGCACCCACGCGTCAATTTTGTTGGCGGCAGGGCTGGGGTTGTTTGGGTCTCCACCAATATCGACAACGCGGCCGCTTGCTCCACCGAGTCGGTCAAGAACCGTCTGAATCGCTATGCTCACGTAGTCGCACGATTCAGCAAGATTCCGAAGCTGCTTGTAAGAAAGGCCTCCATCGATCGTCTTGGGGACGATGTTGGTATTGGCTGCTGTGTTGTAGTCGAAAACTCGGCCGACGCCTATCCCATCAGGAGCCAGCCCAGGAAGCGGCGTCGATGGAGTAAACCACCCCGACGAAAGCTTGTCGGGCGTCATACCTGCCGAAAGCAGCGCCGCTTGCGCGGATAGGTCTATCCCATCAGGCATGGACACCCTTCTCTAGCTCAGTAATCCAATCGCGAGCCATCTCAAACCCCGTCTTGATGCGTTGCTTGGCCCGCACATCAGGGTGCGTCTCGGAAAGGTTCGGAAGCGATTTGACAAACTCTGTCGCGAGCGTTTCCATATAAAGCGTCTCTGGGCTGTATGACGGCTTTGCGGACGTGATGCGCAAAAGCTCTTCCCGCAGTGCTTTGATGCGTTTGGTTCCGAAGGGATCGCGAATGAATTCCCAGAGCGCTTGCATGTGGTGAATCTACTCACCAAACATCTTCCTCGACAAGTGGCTCGTCGGGTAAATTGATTTTCATCGACGATTCTTCGACTCCTTCTGTTCCCTTTACAGCCTCATTTTCTTCTTTGGCTCTCTTGGAAACCCACTCAGCCAAGGGGTCTACAATCTCAACGATCACCGCAAACGCTCGCGCCAATGCGTCCAATTGATCGTCATGCACCTGTCCATCGGTTTGCATCTCATCAAGCAGCGCCGCATTCCATGCGCCACGCACCATTTTGACGCGCCCGCCATTGACTTGCGATTGGAATGGCTCGTGCCGCGTCTTTTTGGGCCCCGTCTCAGGCGAGAAGCTGAACGAAAAGCCTGCGAAATCCCCCGTCATTGTGCGCACTTGGTCTTTGCCTGCTTGGCCAGGGTCCTGGGGGACGGAGATGCGTACCTGATTCCCGTCGCGCGATGCGATGGAGCGCGCAAATTTCCGAGGCTCGTCGGTCTGGATTCTCGCCATGTCGACGATCACATAATCCCCCTCACGCGTTCGACCTATGCGAGCACCACAACACCAGTCACCCTTTCCCTTCGACGCCGCCAGGTCCCAACCGCGAGCCTCCAACATTCCGGCCGGCGCAACCTCGATGATCTCGATCATGTCGATTTTCCATGTGCCGCCGTCGCGAGGGATAGGCCGCTGCTGGTGCTGTCCGGCAAATCCAAACGATAGGAGGCGTTTTTCTTCGCGATCCACAACCCAGGCCGGGAATCTCTCCGGGAAAAGAAGCTCGCCTTCATGCTCCCGCGGGTCTTCTGGGCTTTTCTGCTCATCTCCTGATTCTGCGCGCATGCGGATCACCAAATGATGCCAATAGTCCGCGTCCGTCGCTAGGATTTGCCCGGTCATGTCCTGCATGTGGACGCGCTGCTGGATGAGCCCCACTGTGCCGGTACGCATGTCCTTCAGGCGGTTGGCGAGGCCCAAAGACCAGGCATCCCACACAGACGCAAGTTTGACTTCCGACACGTCTTTGGTTTCGTTCGGGTCATCAATACCGATGTGATGCACGCGCTTGCCGGTAACCTTGCTGCCAATTGTTGATGCCTGCCTCTCGCCACCAACGGAATTGCGAAACCACTCCTTGCCGTCTTGGCTTTGCGACATGCGCCACTTGATCCCGCTTGACTGGTACCAGTCGGAGCGGATCAGCTCGCGGCACTTCATCGAGTCGCGCATAGCGATGTCTTCGGCACCTGAGACCATAAGGGTCGTCCACTCAGGCCACCAGAGCCAAACCCACGCAGGGAGAGCCACGGACGCGATGGTAGACTTCCCAAGGCCGGGGGGGATGTTGACGACGAGATTATTTTTCCCTAATGTTCCGCGTGCTAGTCGTTCGAAGCGATCGCACACCGCTTTGATCGACCAATGCTCAATGAGAGGGTTCCCGCCTTCTCCAGGGATGTGCGGCCAAGCGTCGACAAAAAATCGGTAGAAGCTACGCCGCCGTCTCTCCCAGAGACCGCCGTTGAAGCTCATTCACCTGCCGGTCCTTCCAGCTTTGCCTGCAATGCAATGTAGGCATCAAGCTCCGCGTCTGTGAGCCGTGATAGATCCGGCTCTTTCGGCGCGATGCTTCCAGAGTGCTCGATCTTTGTGGCGTCAGACCATTCACCACGGAACATGCACGCCATTGCTTTGGTCCAGACGGATTGCTGAAATGCGACAGCTTTTGGCAGCACAAGGCCTTCTCGGCCTTTGTTAACCCACCACGATTCCGATTCAGACCTCGCACACGCCAGAGCGTCAGAGAATTCAGGGAACTCCTTAGCCCAATCAAAAATCGTCTGCTTGCTCACCTTGAACGCGCACGCGAATTCTGCGCAGGATTTCCCCTCTTTCCCGAGTTCGATCACCTGCCCGCAATACTCTGGCTTGAATTTTGTTGGCTGTCCTGCTGGCATGTCTCAAATATACGTTGAAAATTCTCGATCAGCTAATTCGTTTGCTTCTCCCGTCTCATCCACCACCATTTCGGCAGAGACGTGCCTGTAATCTGTTAACTTGTCTCGCTTAGGTACTTGCACAACTCTAACCTCGTTCACCCCTTCTTG